TGCATCACCTTGGTATCAACGTTCACCCAGTCAGTCACAAGCCCGCAGACTGTGCTGTCAAGTCGTTCATCGGTAATATTGGCCGCCGTGATTTTGCTTGCCGCAGCAGGAACATCAATTCGTACAAGAGAAATCTGCCGCTTTAGCGTGTCGTTTGTAAGATTCGGAGCGGTAGGTGCACTATTGGGCGTTCCTTTTAACACTTCAATACGTGGTTTTGTTGCATAGTCTACTGTATCCCAGCTAACAACGATCCTGTCAATACGTGGAAGGATGGCATCTGGCAACGGGATTGTCAGCTGCAACTCGCTTCCTGTCTGTTCTTTGGTATCATTCCAAAAAACCGTACCGTCTGCTTTGTCGTTCGCCAGCCAGCCCACGCCATCCGATACGCTTACCGTCATATCGCCGTTTGCGGTAACACTTAAATTTCCATCCGCGCCAAACACGCCGCTTGTACGCCCGTGCAGCCACTTCATGACATTTTGTGCCCCGATGTATTCGTCAACATTATTCGGGAAATTTTTAATTTCTGCCACTGTCTCACCTCAACACTGTTAAAATCGGGTCGCCAATAACCAGCTTGACGCTCGACCCGTTCGCATCCTGTGAATACTTTGCCGCCGTGATTCTTGCCTTGTACTTGACACCAAGGCGCAAGGAAACGCACCAAACCAAATCTCCGACATTATAGGCCGTGCCCAGTTCATCACCGTCTGCTTCAATGTCAAATCCGTTTCGGTTCAAATGGCTGCCTAGCTGCAACGACGCATACTGCTTAACGCGCGTCTGAAACGCAGCGTTTGTCTCGCCATCCTGCTGGCTGTCGCCGCTGAAACTTGCCCACAGTTCGCGCCGTTCCGCATCGCTGGCCGTGCCAGCCTGCACCACAAACTTTGTACCGTCTTTGTACTGCGCTTCACAGTAGCACACGTTTTTGTATTCAGAAATATCCTTGTCAACTACCAGCCCCGGCGCCGTTCCGCGTTCCTGCACAAACAGGACCGCGTTTAATCCCTCTGTACGGTCAACGCCCTTATACAATTCAAACGTTTCTGTTTTGGCTCTGTAGTCCAAAACCATCCGGTTTCCAAGTCCTGCATCTGTCAAAATCGGCTGTATGCAGTTTAACAGTTCATCCCCGTACACCTCTGTTGCCGTCACGGTTTCTGTCAAGCCTTTTTTCTCTGCCAGCAGTACAGGCAGCCCGCGCAGGTTGGCAGCAATAACGCTGTATACATCCGTTTCCACGTTGGAAATACTGGCAGTTTCCGCAACAACACGCCGGTTCAGCTTGTTGTTCAGGCTGTACCCGTTCAACGTGATTTCGCTGTTATCGCAATCAAACTGTATTTCTTCCACCGTATACGCAAGTTTCCGCTCCACAATGTACAAAACAGCATCCAGTTCCACTATCCCGATGTTGTACTCATCCATCGGCAAAACTACCGTAAATTTTCCCACATCGTTATAGTAGTCGCTGAACTCGCTGCTGATCGCGTGCGTGATTTCGTGTCTGTTGCTAAGGTCAGGGGAGAACATCTCTAATCTCATATTACCGTTACACCCGCACTTTCTTCCGCAAACGAAACGCTCATTTCAACATTTTCAAGCCCGCTGTCCGCAGTAGGCTTCCACGCATTATCGCCCGTATGGATTCTGTACAGTGTACTTTCAAGCGTAAGTGCGCCCCGGCAGTCACCGTCCTTAGAGCTTGTGACCGTTGTTTTCCCATGCGATGTCTTGATAACGACACGCTCATCTTCAACAAGCGTTTTTTCAAGCCGCAGCACTTCACCTGTCAGCATGTTTTCAATGCCTACGTTTGTTGCCGTCTCGCCGATGCAATTGATTTCCAGCGTAAACGGCACATCAAACTGCCCCAAATTCTGCAAAACAATGTATTTCAGCACAATGACTTTGCCGAAATAATACGTTTTGCTAATATTCCATGGGAATTTAAAACCTTTTTGCACGCCGCGCAGCTGCATTGCCTTTCGTTCGCCGCTTTCCCAATACGGGTAGGGGGCAAGTAAGCCAAGCTGAAACGGCGCACCGCGTTTTGATGCGCCAATAGTAGGCGATGCCGTTACAATAACATCTATGTGCCAGTCTCCGGCATATAACACCCCGGTCAGGTCGGGCCGTACAACGGTCATAAGCGCGTCTTTCAGCGCTTGTGCATTGTCGCCGATAACTCTGCCGTTGATTGTAATAGGCCGCGTCTGGATGGCCTTAGATTGCACAGTAGCGCCTACTTGACCGATGCCCTGCGCCGTGTTGGCAGTGACCGAAATTGTATCAATGCCATCCGGCTTGCTGATAAGATAGCCATGCTCATAGTCAAACACGATAGACTGTCCCAGCGAGTTGACGTACTTGAAAGTCTTGCTTAAAAAACTCATAACGCCCACCTCGCCCGCTGGAAATACGCCGCTGTGCTTGCTGCCAGTTCAACCGGCGTCTGCTTTGCTGCGTAAATTGTCTGATAGACCGCAAAGCCGCCACCGCCACTTGACTTTTCGCCGTTTTTATAAGATTTTGCTTCGCTCGCCGTCAAGACGCGTTCTCCCTTGTGCAGTTCTGCGATATAACCATCAAACGGAACATAGTCCAGACCACCAGCATGGGAGCCGTCAACGCCGCTTGAACTGGTTGCGTTTACATTCACATTTGCAGTTCGGTCGCTAAACAGGCTATCCCACAGCCCGTTGAACCAGCTAACAATTCCATCCCACGCGGATGCAATGCCCTGCTTGATGCTTTCCACAACGTTTTCTCCTGCCTGAATAAGCAAATCAAGAGAGTTCGCTATTCCTTCGGCAAGCGAATTAATCAAATCTCCTCCAACTGAAAGAATCTTTCCCAGATTCTCAACGCTCAGGATATAAGATGCAAGCTCAATGACTGCTTTTGTCGCCGCCATTGCCAATTCCGGGATAGCATTAATAATTCCGACAAGCAACGCGCCCAGAATGTTAATTCCGGCCATGATGATTTCGGGTAGGTTTTCTGCGATAAAAGTTGCAAATTTAGTGATAATTTCTGTTACTGGGCCTGAAATACTATCCACATTGTTTGTAATCCCGGAAAGCAGGCTGTCAAGAACAGTTTGTCCGTACTCGATAACTTGATCGATGTTGTCAAAAATCGCCGTTCCAATGCTTGTAACAATGCCCACAGCAGATTCCGCGATTGTTGGCAAAAAATCTGTGATAATCTGTGGAATATACTGCATTGCAACGGGGACAATCTCTTTGATTAATTTTGCAACGCCATTAAGGGCAATGCCGATTCTTGGTGCAATGTTTCCAGCCGCAGTCTTTACGCTTCCAACAAAATTATCCATCAGAATATTGAAGTCTGCCTCATCATCGGCAATCCCAGTAACGAGATTGCTCCATGCAGATTTCGCAGACGCAATGCTACCAGAAATAGTCTCAGAAGCTTCTTTTGCAGTCGTTCCTGTAATGCCCATCTCGGTCTGCACAACATGGATTGCGTCAACGATGTCGGCATAAGAGGATAGGTCAAACTTCTGGCCGGACAGCTTTTCCGCGTCCTTCAATAGACGTTGCATTTCCTCTTTGGTGCCGCCATAGCCCAGCTTGAGGTTATCCAGCATGGTGTAGTTCTGCTTCGCAAATCCCTGATAAGCGTTCTGAATCATCTCCATGCTGGTGCCCATCTTGTTTGCGTTATCAGACATATCGGTGATTGCCAGATTTGCCTTTTCGGCCGCCGCATTAGTATCACCGTCAAGGCTTTGCAACAGGGACGCTGAGAAGCTGGTGACGGTCTCCATATACTCGTTTGCAGACATACCAGCGGTTTTATAAGCGTTTGCAGCATACTGCTGCACCACGTCCGCCGATTGCTTAAACAGCGTCTCAACGCCGCCTACAAGCTGTTCATACTCAGCATAATTATTTACCGCCGCCGTGGTCAATGCCGTAATTCCAGCCGCCGCCGCACCAACAGCCGCAGTTCCAATCTTTGCCGCCGTTTTTAACCCGTTGCCAAGTTTGCTTGACAAGTCTGAAATCTTATCGCTTGCCTGATCGTCAACGCCGATTTTGACAAAAAGTTCAAACAGATTCACTAAATCACCTCAATTCCAGCGCGTTTTATGATATCGGCGGCGATTTCTTCGCCGGTTCTGTCGTCAACGGGCTTAGGATTGATAATATCGGCAAATCTGGCGGTGATATAAGACCCTCCGCCCATTTTTGCCGTATTCTCGCTGATAATGCGTAAACAATCAGTAACATAAATGCGGTACGCCAAATCACGCTGTTGTGATTGATAGCGTGCCACAGCATACCGCATAAATGCTTTGATTGTTTTTAATCCTCGATATTCTCCGAGGAAGAGCCAGAGGAATTCGCATCCCCCGTCTGACCCTGAAATGTAAAAAGCTGAACAAGAGCCGGGTCATTCAACAGTTCCAGAATTTTTACAGGCAAAGTGAACACATTGCACTTGTATTCATCAACCGGAACGCCGTCCATAGTGGCCAGAATTTGCATTACAGCCTTTTTATGGTTTTTGATTGCCATCCCAATCGCCTTGAATCGGTTTTGTTTGAATACATCTCCAATTTCCTTGTCGGCCATAATCTCACCGGCTGGTTCAATCAATTCTGCCAAAAGGTCGAGGGCGGCTTCGCCCTGATATTCGGATAGTTTCATCTTTTTACCTCCATTTTATTTCTAATTAAGATTCTGCGGTTCCGGCTTTTACATACACTTCAAACGGAACGGTGTCCTGTGCATCAATAGAATAATGCGCCGTGTAGGTGAATGCAAAGTTGCCCTTGCCGTTGTCGCTGGACTGGATAGCAAAGCCTCCAGTGGACAAAGCGTTCATCATATGGATAGCCACAAACCCGCCGTTAGTTTCTCCGTTCTGGTCGGAATAGTCACCGACCCACCATACATCAGTGAAGTCGGTAAGTTTAAGGTCGTTTCTCGGAGTAATCTTGTTGCCGGACACATCGGCAGCGCCGACAAGAGCCTTGACAGCGTTTGCATCAACCGTCACATAAGTGCCGCTCAAACTGATTTCCCAAGAATCCAGCTTTTTAAGTTCCATCATATTCTTTGGGCATCCGTCAATGTCTTCCCCAAAATCCGAAAAAGTAGGCGTTGCCGTGAAATTAACACCGCCAGTAGTTGCGCCGATAATAGATTCATTTGCAACAGTTGCACTTGTAGGGTTAAATGCGCTCAGAAGAACACCGGCATTCAACTGCAAGTTTTTGAATGTGGATTCAGGGATTTTAGTATATTTCAAAAGTTTCACCCCGTTCAATCAGCGGTTATAAACTCCGCTGTAATGTTTAGATATTTTCGTTTGATAAGGTCATCGCTCTTATCACCCATATTCTGGGCAAACGGTTGACCTCTTTTCAGCCAGATTGCACCACCGTCACAGGGAATAATCTTCCCCCCACGGCTGATTTTTTGGCTGATTTCTTCCGTTTTGGCATTGATTGCCGTCCAACTTTCGCTTCGATACCATAAAGACGCAGAAAGAGGGATTTCACGGTCAAAACTGTCTGTGACAAGCTGATAGGTAACATAGGGGAAAACCGCATTGTCCGGCACCGTGTTTTCCTCGTATGCCGTCAATCCAAAACTATTCCAAAATTGATAGATTGCAGCCGCTTTTGTCATAATAGCACCTCCAATATTTTAGACAAGGTAGTGCTTACGACATAAGAACAAAGAAAAGAAATTATGGCTATTCGCCATTCTCTTTCTGTCATACAGGCAACTCCCATTCTTCCGCTTCTACCTGCAAAAACTGGAATGTTGCACTTTTCGGTGTCTGCACATCGTCACCATCGGACTTGATGCGGAATACCTTGCCATCTCGCAATCTGCGGATTACATCATTGTATTCCAGTTTTGCATTCAGCGGGGCTGTGATTGTATACCTGCTTGTTACGCCTTGCTTCTCAGCCGTTCTAGCTTCCATGGAGGAATTAAAAGTGATAGCAGCCTTGAAAGATGCGCCGTCAACCCAAACAGACGGGAGAAATCCACCCTCACCGTCAGGCTCACGTTTCTTCTCCATCAAAACGACATCTTCCATTGCTTGTGTTAAAAGGCTCATTCTACCACCTCATAAGCCATCTTGAAAATATCAGGCTTGCAAGGATAGATTTCGCCCTTAACACCACGGATGATGTAATCGCCATAATTTGCGTGATGCCATCCTTCAAGTGTTTCAATATCTGCACTGGTTTCTCCCTTGTAGTCACCACGCAAGATAATAGCGTTCTTTGTGACGCAATCCATAAACCAATCAGGAATGTAATCAACTCCAAGTTGGAATGCTTCAATCACAATTGGCTTTTTTCTGTATTTCATCACAGTTTCCTCCATTGATTGAGGCGGCTTGCAAATGCTTTCTGCCAGCCAATAGGCGCACCGTTTGCATCGGTTGCTTTTGTGTACGCATAGCCGCCGAATGACTCACTCGTAAATGGAGAGGCTTTTCCAGCATCGCTCTTGTTATATTCTTCAATTTCTTCGGCTAGATCGATCAGCGTTGGCGGAACCGCCATCGCCCAGACCGCCCCCTCGAATACCTCATCCGTCAAAGATGTGGCAGGGTATTGGTAAACTCCATCGTTAAAAACAGAGCCAACGATACGGAAATATTGTCCCTCCTGCAAAAAGTCAAGCGGCGCAATGCTTCCACCGCTGATAGTAAACTTTCCAAAATGCCGTCCATTTGGCACCTCGAAATAATTACGCAATTCTGCGCAGATTTCGGTGATCATCACGCCGCTCCTTTCACTTTATTCTTCGGATTTCTTTTTCCGCTTCCGCTTCGGCTTTTCCTTGACTCCCTCAATCAGCGGTACGCCCTGCAGGTTCTTATCGCTTGACAGCTCTGCTACCCGTTCAGCACCAACCTCAACGCCATTGTGTGGGAATGTGTCCCCCACATAATAGGCGTAATTGTTGTCTTGCAGGTCGGTAAACGATTTAATTACCTTATACATTAGGCGCCGCCACCTGCGGATGCGGATACGGTAATCTTAGCAATGCCATCAAGATACTCGGCCCACAGGGCCATGCCCATCAGAGCGTAGCTCTCACCGACGGCGGTGGAGTAGTTGCCCTGCG